TCTTTCCCTACACGACGCTCTTCCGATCTTGACCGCCGACGTGGAGATGCGCCAAACGCAGGCCGGAGACGCAGTAGGTTCTTTCTCCGTGGCTGTGGACGGCCCGAAGAGCCGAAACGGCGAGAAGCACACTGACTTCTTCCGGGTGACGGCGTGGCGCAAGACGGCCGAGTTCATCTCCGGCTGGTTTCACAAGGGAGATACGATCGCGCTCTGCGGCTCCATGCACTGCCGGGAATACACCGACAACAGCGGCAATCGCCGCACGACGTGGGAGATGACCGCTGACAGGGCTTTCTTCTGTGGCGGGAAAAATGACGGGGGTGCCCAGAAACAGGGCACAGCGGGCGAATTTGCCCAGCCAGCGGAGACGGATGACTTTGCGGTCATCGATGACAACGAAGATTTGCCCTTTTAATCGGAGGCAGCGCCTTGAAAGATAACAATTACATCGTGATTCAGGGGTGGATGCGCTCCCGCCTGAATCTTACCGGCAACGCCCTGCTTGTGTACGCCTGTGTTTTCGGATTCTCGCAAGCTGGCGAGTGGTTTACAGGCACCGCAGCTTATCTGGCTGACTGGTGCGGATGCAGCAAGCGGGCAATCTTCCAGCAGCTTTCCACCCTGACAGAGCGCGGGCTGCTGGAAAAGCGGACAAGAGATGTCGGCGGTGTGACCTTCTGCGACTACCGCGCAGTCGAGCCTGGACAAGAGCCGGAACCTGAAAAAACACCTGAAAAAGATAATGCGCCAGCTTCACCCCCCATGCAGAATTTTCATGGGGGTGATGAAAAAACTTCACCCCATAATATAAAGATAAATAATACTCGAGTATCTAAAGATACTCTCGTATGCGCAAACAGCGGTGGGTTTGAAGCGTTTTGGACTGCCTACCCCAAGAAGAAGAGCAAGGGGCAAGCATTATCAGCGTGGAAGAAACTTAAACCTGATAGCTCTTTACAGGTTGTGATCATGAAAGCAATCGAAGCCCAGAAACGTAGCCCTGATTGGCAAAAGGATAAAGGGCAATACATCCCCTACCCAGCAACTTGGCTGAATGCAATGGCATGGGAGGACGAAGTACCCGCTGAACAAAAACGAAGGGAGGTGCAATATTTGCCATGATCGAAGCAGAAAAGGCCGTCATCGGCTGCTTGCTTGTAAACCAGCAGGCACAGCCGTACATCCTGGATGCCATTTCCGGCGAGGATTTCAGCGACCCAGAACTGGGTGATGTCTACGACAAGCTGGCCAGCCTGTGGGCAAGGCACCGGAAGCTGGACACGGTGAGCGCGGCCTCTGTGATGGGCAATGAGCTGCTTGCAGAGTGCGCGGAAGCCCCCATTGCGTACAGCAACTACCCGGCTTATATTTCCGCCGTGAAAGACCACACGCTGATTCAGCGGGCGCAGGCGGTGGGCCTGAAGCTGGCAAGCAGCGGATGCTCCAAAGATGATGTGGAGGGCGCGGCGCAGGAGCTGGCGCATATGTTGGCAGGCAAGCAGAGCACCGGGCGCTTCAACGCCATGGATTGTGCCACGTGGTTCATGCGGGCCATGGCTGGCGGGCGGCCGCCCTACTTCGCCACCGGGTTTGGGCGACTTGATCGTTACACCGGATGGGGGCCGGGTGATTTCGTGGTGATCGGCGGACGGCCCAGCAGCGGCAAGACGGCATTCACCTTGCAGGTGGCCCGGCAGATCGCGCAGAACGGCAAGCGCGTGGGTTATTACAGCTACGAGACGAGCAAAGAACGTCTCAGCATGAGAATTTGCACCAACATCATGCGGCTGCAATACGACAGCGTCCGGCGCTACTCGGTGCAGATGGACAACGCAAACGAGATTCAGCTGCGGGCGCTTGACCACTTTGCCACTTGCCCGCTTGAAATCGTGGAAGCCAACGGGCGCGGTGTACAGTGGCTGAAAATGGACGCGCAAGCGCAGAAGTTCGATGTGGTTTTCATTGACTACCTGGGCCTTATCCCTTCCCGTGGGAAGGACAGCTACGAGCGGGCCACAATGGTGTCGAAAGACTTGCACGACTTCGCCCAGCAAACCAAAATCTGCGTTGTGGCGTTGTGCCAGCTGAACCGCGCCGGGTCCGGAGATTTGCCCACGATGGAAAACTTGCGCGACAGCGGCCAGATTGAGCAGGATGCGGACAACATCATTCTGCTGCACAACGACAAAGAAACGGGCAAATACACCGTTCGCATTGCCAAAAACAAAGATGGAATTACAGGCGATTTACCGTTCAATTTTGTCGGAAGCCAGCAGCGATTTGAAGAGGTGGCGGTGAATGATTACAGTTGATCTCCCCTTTCGCCTGCCGGGGGCAAATGAGTACACAAACGCTTGCCGCCGGAACCGCTTCGCGGGCGGCAAAGTCAAGTCCGACTACACGCAGGCGGTGGCCCTCTACTTCCGGGGACTGCCACCTGTAACCGAGCCGGTAAAAGTCCGCTTTACGTGGCACGAGAGGACGCGGAGAAGGGACAAAGACAACGTGGCCTTTGGCAAAAAGTTTGTGCTGGATGGGATGCAAACAGCGGGCTTTTTGCCGAATGATAATAACCGCTGGGTCGTGGGTTTTGAGGACTGCTTTGTGTACGATGGGCGGGACGGAGTGACAGTGGAGGTGTGCGATGATGAATAACGGGATGTACTCATCCAAAACGGATTTGTGGAGTACACCACAAGACTTTTACGACGAGTTAAACCGTGAATTCGGGTTTGTGCTGGATGCGTGCGCCTTACAGTGCAACGCAAAATGCAAGGTGTTTTTCTCCCCAGATGAGGACGGCTTGCGGCAGGACTGGGCAAGCGTAACGTGGTGCAATCCGCCATATGGGCGGGAAATTGGCAAGTGGGTGCGCAAGGCCCGCCGCGAAGCTGAACGCGGCAACACGGTCGTGTGCCTTTTGCCAGCGAGAACTGACACGCGATGGTTCCACGACTATGTTCTGGGTCGTGCCGAAATCAGGTTCGTGCGCGGGAGACTGAAGTTCGGCGGGAGCAAAAACAGCGCGCCCTTTCCGAGCATGGTGGCGGTGTTTAGGCCGCGCAATAACACGGAGGAGATAAAAAATGAATGATAATACGTGCGAAAAGTGCAAATACAAAGATGTTTCGACTTTTCGGACCCCGTGCCTGACGTGCAAATACTCTTTCGGGCGCTGGACGCGCCAGTTTGACACTTGTAAAAGCTTCTTTGAGTCGGCAACCGAAGAAGATGCCGAGCAAAAAGAAGTAGATCATCCCGCCCACTATGCGGGGAAGTACGAGTGCATCGACGTGATGCTGGACACGATGGGGCCGGAGGATGTAAAAGGCTTTTGCCTCTGCAACGCATTTAAGTACCTTTGGCGGTGCAAAAAGAAGCACGATACACCCACGGAGGACGTGAAAAAAGCCGCCTGGTACTTGGAAAAGTACCTTGAGCTGGGCGGCGACTTATGAAGCCGGGCTTTTGGGTGAGCTGGCGGCACCTTGGCAGCCTCAAGAAGGCCCGTTTTGATACCGCCGTAGAGAGAGCCGCCTTTGTGCAAACGTGGCTCAGAGACGGCAAACCGACGCTGTGGGAGACCAATTCGCGGGGCCAGAGGATTATCAGGAGGACAACAAATGGCTCAATACATTGACCGGGAAGCAGCGGTTAAGCTGCTCCGCAATCAGGCACTCGAAGCGCTTGAATATTCCAACACCGAATGTGAAGTCCTGGCCTCAGTCGCAGATGAATTAGAGGACTTCCCGGCTGCGGATGTGGCTCCGGTCGTCCATGCATGTTGGACGAACCCGTCTTGGACAACTTATAAGCACGGCACGTGCAGCGCCTGCAACTGGGTAAACACCACAGGGGCGCACTGCGATGGGTTTAGAAAGCCGAATTTCTGCCCAAAGTGCGGCGCACGGATGGACAAGGAGGCACCCAATGGCTCAATACATTGACCTGGAAGCACTTGTCAATTGGTTGAAGCACATCCCGTTAAAAGACTTATCCGATGGACAGGGGCTGTGCCGGGTTATCATGGAGGATGACTTCAAAGCGGCGATTAGCTCCCTGCCCGAAAGTGCGGTTGCGGACATGGTTCCGGTGGTGCGCTGCAAGGATTGCAGGTATAGCCGCCCGCGAATAGCAGTCGAGAAAGAAGTTTTACGCGAAAACGTGGTGATTTGCACAGCTATTAGCAATGAATATATTACCAAGTGGGAGGATGATTTTTGCAGCGAAGGCACACTCAAGGAGGCACAGCATGAATAAATATAAACCTTTATCTGATGGCACATTGATGCACATGAGGAAAGAGGAAATCATCGACTTGTTGCGCACGGTAGAGCACAATTTTCTCGCAACAGACGAAACCTGTGACCGTTTAAGCGAGTTGCTGGGAGCATCTTTTAAAATTGTCGAGCTTGCGACTAATGTACACCCATACAGCAAAAATCCAAGGGAGCCAGAAACTTTTACACCCTATAATCAAGGCTGGAATGATGCCTGCGATTATATCAACGACACGCTAGATAGACTGCTACAGGCCGCAATCGGTTGCGAATTGGTAGGGAGGACAAATGGTAGCGATACTGATTAAAGCCCTGACGGCGCTTGTGGTGCTGATTGCGGTGCCGATTGCACTGGCAGAATTATGTATTATCGTTGTAGGCTTGTGGACGCTGTTCCACTGGCCGAAGGGAGGCTGGCACAATGATTAAAATTGAGAACACCGAGGTTATGGGTTGGGAGCACGCCATTCGTGGTATGCGGAACCCGCTCAACAGCTGGGACAAAATGGACAGTCGTGATTGCCCTTGCCATGATGGCCTGGACTATAATTGTCTTCTAGTAAAGGGCATCCCTGAACCGGCGATTGAATGCAAGGAAGCCCTCGAAAAATCTGCTTTTTGCGTGGGCGAGAACGACTATGATTTGATGATGCGCCTTGCCAAAGCTGGCCCGGAACACGCGAAATACCGGCGCATGATCGTGGTTTATGCGGATGTGACGGCCCCGCTGTACTGGTGGAAGGAGTACGACACTTACAAGGTCGGCACGGTGGCGAACTCGTGCAGCACCATGCACAAGATCCACTCAAAGCAGTTCGAGCTTGCCGATTTTAGCCACGAGCATTTGACCTTTTCCAGCTCTGTGGCATTGCAAGAGGTGATTTACCACCTCAACTACTGGCGGGCGCAGTATGACCTGGCCGATACCGATAAGGTGTACAAAGAGTGCTGGTGGCAGCTCATACAGCTGCTGCCGAGCAGCTACAACCAGCGCCGTACCATCATGCTCAACTACGAGGCTTTGGCCAACATCTACCGCCAGCGCCTCAACCACAAACTTGACGAGTGGCGGCAGTTTTGCGCATGGGCATCGTCTTTGCCGTACAGTGAGCTGATTACCGGGAAGGAGGCCGCAGCGAATGGATGAGCTGAAAAAATGCCCGTTTTGCGGCGGGAAAGCTGCCGTGTTTGTGCACAACGGTGTGAAGGTGCTATGCCTCACCTGTGGTGCGCAGACCGATTCTCACGTAGATTTTATGATTCGGCCCGGCCACTGCTCCAACGCCGTGCAGCAGGTCACCGACGCCTGGAACAGGAGGGCTGAACATGGTTAAAGCGGTACTTATCAGCATCCGCCCGGAGTGGGTGGAAAAGATTGCCAACTGGGGGAAGACAATCGAGGTTCGCAAGACAAAGCCATATTTGGACACGCCTTTCAAGTGCTATATATACTGCACAAACACAAGGCCGTTCCTTGTGTGGGGTGATGTTTTCCGGGGCGATTGGGTTACGGAGTTTACCCGTCTTTCGGGGTATGGCAGAGCAGCAGCAGACAGAATCTGGGATGTTTTCAACGGCCACGTTGCTGGGGAATTTGTATGTGACCGGGTTGAACCCATCAAGGCGGCAACAGAACCGTATGGAATCTACGATGTGGATGATGACTTTGTGGCGCAGACTAGGCTTGTGGACGGTGCTTTGTGGGACTACGGAAAAGGCGCAACACTGTACGGCTGGCACATTTCCAAGTTGCAAATCTACGATACGCCAAAGTCACTGAGCGAATTCAAGGAGCTGCGGAAAACGAAATTTGGGGCAGAGCCTATGGAGATTAAACGTGCGCCCCAGAGTTGGTGCTATGTGGAGGAATTAAAATGAGCGACTACATCACTTTCGCCCAGCTTGCGGACGCTCTGCGGCGCTGCGGGAAGGCCCGCACGGTGGACGACTGCAAGGGGTGTGCTTACTATCAGGGGCCGAACCCTGAACTGTGCATCCCGAAAATGACAGAACGGGCGGCACAGGTGATTGAGCTTTTTGCGGCGGAAGAGCCGGAGAAAGAAGGTGATCCTAGTGACTTACGACGAACGTAAAGCATGGCTGCGACGGTACCAGGACGCGCTGAGCGACTACCGCATGGCAACCGCCCGGCTGGAAGAGGCCAACGCGCAAGCCACGAAGTGCACGGCTTGCGTGTCCTCTACTCTGGGGCGCGGAGGAACAAGCGACCACATCCCGGCGGCGGTGGAGCGGATTGAAGCCATCCGCGAGGACGCAAACCAGGCCATGGCAGAGGCAAAGGCCGCGCTGATCGAGATCTCGGCCGCTCTGAAAAAGCTGGAAAGCAGGACGGAGCGAACCGTGCTTGCAATGCGGTACGTGGACGGCTGCACATGGCAGCAGGTCGCAGAGAAGTGCGGCTACAGCATCGACTGGGTATATGCTTTGCATCGGTCTGCTGTAAAAAATCTGGACAAATAACAAAAGAGGTCACAACCTTTCGGCTGTGGCCTCTTCTGTTATAATTCGTTGCTGAATGTTTTGTCCGTTTCCGACGGTTCGCGTGGAAGCTCGGCCAACCGCCATTTGTAGTAGGACATGGACGGCCTGCCTTTCCTGGTGCCGCGCATGGACGACGCGATGGCGTAGAACCCCTGCGAAATTCGCATCGCAGCCACATCCTCCGGAACTGATGGGCCGAAAAACAAAAGCCTGTTTTTGCGCGCCCAGTCGGTCAAATTCACGGCTTTGTGGTAGCCGCCTTGCGGGTCGATCAAAATCCAGAGCAGCGATTCTCTATTTTGCGGCCCACGCTGCCCTTCAGGGATGGACATTGCAACGGCATGGCCAGTTTCTGCAAATTCGGCCATGCGCGCTTGTATTTGCGGGTCTGCACGGCGCTTGAGCTTGGCGTTTAAGCTCCACGGAGCGCCGCCTAGTGTTCCGCGCTGCCGCCTATACTCTACTCCGCACGCAATGCTGCAACAGACTTCCTTGTCACTGGGCGAGGCCTGGAATTGCTTTCCGCATATAACGCAAGTGCGAAATTTTTTAGCAGGCTGGGCACAGCCGCATGAAACGTTGTGCCTGAAATCTGTTGATGTCAAGTCCTTCACGGTGCCGCACAGCTTGCACTGGACGCGCCATAGAAGCTTGGTCTGTCCGGTGGCTGGCACCACATACTTGTGATCTGATAGCCCTAGCACAATCAAGCTGCCGTGCTCTTCGCCGGTGATGTCCTTAAATGGCGGCATTGCGCACCACCTCCTTGTAAAGATAGAGGCGCAGACATAGCCACGCCTCTTGAAGTTATTCCGGATGTTCGCGGCCATAGGCCACGCCTTTGTCATAAACTTTTTTCAGCAGGGCGGCGATCTCGCCCAGCTGCATTGCGCCGTAGCGGTCAAACATCCCCGCGTCAAGGATGTTTTTAAAGATCGCCTCGCACGTGCTGGGGTACTGCCGCCAGCCGCTGATCTCCTTTGCTTGCTCAAGCTTGAGCAGGCGCCGCCGCTCTTCTGCGGTCAACCCGTTGGGGCCGTATGCCCCTCGGGTGAAAACGTCCCGCATGGTAAGCTTCCGGCGGTTGTCCACGAGCGGCTCATCCTCGTCGATGAACCAATCTCGCCCAACCCGGCGGGCCGTTTTGAATCCTCCCCGGTACGCCTTCTGGCGCACGGTGGCAAGTGCCCGCCCGTGCCGCCGGGCGTATTCTGCCAAAGTGATGTCCATTCTCGTTCGCCTCCTTCTTTTCTTTGGGGTAACCCATGAGCGCCCACCCCTTACGGGGTGGCCGGGCTTGCACCGGCGGCGCTTTCGCGTCGGCCTTGCGGGTTGGGTTAGTTACGATCATCATCCAGCCAAAAATGCAGGATGTCGGCGGGGACCCCTTCGGCCTCCGCCTGCTTTAGAATTTCGGCCTTGAGGCCGTCATAGGTTCCGAGCTCGTCCCAGGTGTCGGGCTCATCGCCCGGGACCGGGTCGGCCTCGGCGTAAAGCTCGACATCGCCTATGTCCACGCCGTCCAAGTGGCACAGCATGAAATCAACACCCTTAAACGGGTCATATCGAGACTCCCCGGCCTGGTAAAGCACCAGGGCCTTACCGTCCCGCACGTACTCGGCGGAGAACTCGGCGTTTACTTTTTCCATTTTCATAAAATTTTCCTCCTTTACGGCCCCGGCGGGCCGTTTTAAATCTGAAATTCCTCTCCGTACTTTTCTTCGTGGGCCTTTTCGTAAGCCTGGAAAAACTCCTGCTCGGTGCAGGGGGCCAGCTCGCGGTTCAGCTCCTCGCGAAGCTCGTCGTCCATGAGACTCACCGCCGCCTCAAAATTGATTTCGTGCCCGTCCCGATTGATAACTTCCATTTTTTACTCCTCCGTTTTTTGCTTGCGCTGCTTGCTTCGTTGTCTATATAATACAGCGCTAGCTCTACAATGTAAATGGGCAATTTGCCTAAATTTTTGAAGAGTTTTTTGTGCAGCCGTTGCAAATGCAACAGCTGGAAACAGTAACCCACACTACAAAAACGCACGTAAATGTGCTATATTTATGGTGTGAGGATAGGGAGAGTCGGAAGCCCCTCCCTATTTGCATCACAGGTCGAGCGCTGAAATCTCATCCAGAGCCCGGCGGGCGGCGCGCTTGCCGTTGTCGGTGAGCTGGCGCTGCCATGCCTGGTTGCGGGGGGACCAGCGGAAAGCCCACTTTTTGAGGATGGCGCGGACCTCTTCGGCGGGTTTGCCGTCAAAAATCAGCTGTACGCGCATTTGCTCGGGGTCCTCGCGGTAGGTGATGCCGTCGTGCTCCACTTCGGCGGGGGCGGCTACCTGGGCGGCCTTCAGGCCGTTCAGGCGCTGTTCGGTGCGCTTCACGTTGGCCAGCGAGTTGGCCAGCGTGTAGGTGGGATACGGTACGCCGACGTACCAGCCGCGCGCCCACATGCCTTCAATGGCTTTCCGGGCGGCGGGGGTCAGCTCCGGGCACCCGTCAAGGGTGCCATGCTTGCGGTAAAAGGCATTCACGGCCTTCATCGCGGCGCGCTCCTGCTTCAGGCCCTCCAGCTTCGCGGTCAGGGCCTCGATGGCCTCGGGGTCATTGCTCTTGATGGGCTGGGTGTGGGCGGTGCGGAGCAGCTGCAAGTAGTGCTCTGCCCGGTCGTAGGTCTCCCGGTTGGCGTCCCACGCGGCCACCTGCTTAGCCTTCTTCCTGACCGGGAAATTGCCAGCGCCGGAGATCATGACGGACGGGCACCGGGTGCCGATCTCGTTGTCCCGGTTGATGGCCTCCGCCAGGGTCGCGGCGTACCGGTCAAACAGGTATTCGGCGCGGTCTCGCTGCGCCTCGGTGGCGCACTTGCCTTTGACGGTCTCCAGGATTCGCGCGGCCTCGTCCACCTGGGCGGTGTAGCTGGCGGTTGCGCTCCCGGGCTGGTAGTCGCTAAAGCTGCGCATCTCATGCGCCCGGCGGGCGGTGTCCTCGTTGATAGTGTACATGGTGTCTCCTCCTTGTGATGGGCCGCCTTAGCGGCTTAGCTGGGTGTAGGTCGTGCCGTCCGCGGGCCAGCCGTTAGCGGCCGCGAAGGTGTCAAGGTCGCGGTAGCCGTCGATGGCTCCGATATACTCTCCGTTGCGCTCGACGATGTAGCAGATACCCTCGTCGGTGACTACGTAGGTGGAGCCGCCATGCGTCCAGCTGGCGGCGCACGGAAAGCGGCGGGACATGGCGCTAGATAGCTTCATGGTGTAGCCTCCTTGTAGATGTGATAGGGCTTTCAACCCATGAGCGCCCGCCCATCTGGGCGGCTGGACTTGCACCAGCGGCGGCGGATGCCGTCGGCCTTGCGGGCGGGCTTGACTTTCACTCCCTTTCGTGGTAAACTAGCTTTAAGATGAGGATGCAAAAAATCATCTTTAAGCCTGTTGCTTGTCCTGTTGGACGGTGGCGGGCTTTTTCTCTTCCCATTCCGCCAGCAGAGCGGCCCAGATGGCTTTCTTTACTGGTCTGGGGAGATCAAAAAAACTCTTGTCCATGCGTTCGCCTCCTTTCCAGAGACTTGCAAGCTGTCCGGTGTTCCCGTGTCGCTTGCTGTGACTATATGATAGCACATATATGATAGCATATGCAATAGGCAATGTGCACAAAGATATGTGCTATCATATGTGCAAGATGTATGATTGCATATATCCTCCGTATAATATATACTATATACGGAGGTGAGAGCATGAGCACGACGGAGGCGCAGCGCAGAGCGTCGGCGCGGTACCTGGCAAAGCAGGTCACCCTCACAGTACGGGTGACGCCAGAGCAGGCCGAGACGCTGAGAGCCGCAGCAGCTGGCGCAGGCATGAGCGTGACGCGGTACCTGGTGAGCGCAGCAGAGGCCCGGCGGGCAGCACCAGAGGCAGAGCCAGACGGCGACCGTATCCGGCTTAGCCTGAGGGCGGATGCAGTCCAGGGCCTAGAGGCTGACGGCGAGACGCCAGCACAGACGGCAGCGCGGCTGCTGGCTGAGGCTATCAGGCAGGCAAGACAAGACACATAATGACGGGGCGACCTTCACAGCGTGGGGGCCGCCCTCTTTTATAAGGGGGTGAGGATATGGCGCAAAAAAATCCTGCGTCGCTGGCAAACCTGCGCACCACGCGGGACATGAGCCCAGAGGAGCAGCGGGACTTTGCTCGCAAGGGGCAAGCTGCACTTGTAGAGCAGCGTCGCCGAAAAAGGGCGCTGAGGGATGTGCTAGACGCGATACTCAGCAAGCCCGCAGACCTGGCAGACATCACCGAGGGCAGAGAGCTCGCCGAGATGGTGCGCCAGACGGCAGAGGATGCGGCCGTACCGCTGGACCAGTACGATGCCATCGCCATCGCCCAGGTGGTCAAGGCTCGCAGCGGCGACACGGCGGCCGCCGCATGGGTGAGGGACAGCGCAGGCGACAAGCCCGGCGAGACGGTGGCGGTGCAGCAGCTGAGCGCTGAGGATGTAGAGCTGGCCCGCAAAGTCGCGGCCCGGCTGGATGCATCCGGCACCAAAAGTGCAGATGCTTCAACAGTAAAAGCCAAAAAGAAACGATAAAACGTTGAAAGCTATTTCGTTTAATTATGATTTAGCGAAATAGGGCTAGCCTTTGGCGACTTCGAGGGGCTGCCGCATATAGTAGTATAGATATTCTGCACCTCTATTCTATGGGGGTAGCCCCCCCCCTCTGCGGGGCAGGGGCGGGTGTCCGAGGACGGGGCGGGGCGTAGCGAAAAAGGCTTCTCGCCAGACTTTTTTCAAAAAATACCCCCCCATCGGGTTCACCCCACCCCGCTTCTCAAAAGGGTGGTACTCGAAAAAAATATTTTTTTACCATTCACAACCATTGTTGTTCTCCGGCCCTGACAGACGGCATTGTAGTCTGTTTTCATGGGCTTTGTGAGGCTGGTACCCATATCAAAGCATTAAAGGTTTTGTTGAAACCCCGTGCCGTGTGGCGGGTAAGTTCACACGGGCGGCCCTACACGCAAAGTGGGAAGGGGCGGAAACGCCCCAATATGCCGTCATAGCTCAGTTGGCAGAGCGGCTGCCTTGTAAGTAGCAAGCCGAGGGTTCGATTCCCCCTGACGGCTCCAAGGCCGATGACCCGCTAAAATATCCCACCTGGACGCAGGCGGGAGTTCGCGGTAGGCACCCCCGCGCGCCTCTTCACAATGCGTACCATGCGGGGGATTTTTTATTGGGCTGTGGCCAAACGGTAAGGCATGGGGCTTTGACCCCCAGATAGCAGGTTCGACACCTGCCAGCCCATCCAATGGGTGAGCCGGGCACAGGATAAGCCCGGAGGGCGGGAACGGGGTTGTGCGTGCAAATAGATGGGCAAGCGGGAAAGCCTCCGCCCAGTAAGGCCCTGCAATGGGTCTGCGCACAAGGGAAAGGAAGAAGTATGGCAGGATTTGCAGACGTAAGAAAAGCGGAAGCGAAATACTGCATGGAGCATCCTGCCTACTTCGTGGAAACGTATGTTCACATTGAGGACAAGGACGCGGCCGAACTGATTGTCCCATTCAAGTTGTGGGACGGGCAGAAACAGGCCTTGCAGACGTTTGCAAACGACCGGCTGATTGTTGTACTGAAAGCACGGCAGCTTGGTTTTACATGGCTTGCATTGGCCGAGGCGAGCAGGCTGTTGGCGCTGAATACGGGCCGAACAGTCGTTGGCTTGTCCAGAACAGAGGACGAGGCAAAAGAGCTTGTGCGCCGCATGGGCGTGATTTTGCGCTATATGCCTGAATTCATTGCAGAGGAAGGCGCTGTGCCCGCCGGGTGGAGCGGCCCTGTTTTCAAAGCATCTGCATTGGAACTGCGGGTAAAGTGGCCAGACGGCCCGGAAGGCGTTTTCAAAGCGTTTCCTTCGTCCCCTTCTGCTGGTCGTTCGTTCACAGCTGATTTAATTATCATTGACGAATGGGCGTTCCAGCAGTATGCAGAAGAGATCTGGCAAGCAGCGTTCCCTGTCATCAACCGTCCAACCGGCGGCCGGGTCATTGGTCTGTCTACAATCAAGCGCGGGACGCTGTTTGAGGAGATTTACACAAACCCGGACAACGGGTTCACGAAGCTGTTTCTGCCGTGGAGCGCAGATCCTCGCCGTGATGAAGCATGGTACAAGCGAACGTTGAACGCGCTGGGTGAGGATAGAACCTATCAGGAATACCCAGCGACTATAGATCAGGCACTGGAAGTACCCGGCGGCGCATTTTTCCCGGAAGTGAGGAAAGAAACCCACGTGGTGGATGAACTTCCCGCAAAGGGCAGGCGCTATTGCGTGATGGACTACGGCCTTGATATGCTGAGCGTCCATTGGGTAAACATTGATGTAACGGGCCATGCCTGTGTGTACAAAGAGTATAACGAAAGCAATTTGCCCATCGGCGCGGCGGCAGAAACCGTCTTGAAACTGTCGAAGGGTGAGGAGGTTGAGCTGTTCCTGGCCCCCTCTGACCTGTGGGGGCGCAGTCAGGAAAGCGGCAAGAGCCGGGCGCAGCTGTTCCTTGAAGCGGGGCTTCAATTGGTGCAGGTGAGCCGGGACTTCCCTGCCGGATGCGCGGCCATGAAAGAGTGGTTCCGCATTGACCCGGCGACAAATACAGCATGGCTGACAATGTACAAGACCCCAACGTTGTTACGGTGCTTGCAGAAAATTCAAAAGGACGAACGTAAACCTGACGTTTACGCGAAGGAACCGCATAGCTTGACGCACTCCGTGGATAGCTTGCGGTATTTTTGTGTTTGGTGGACTGCACCCGCGGAAGCCACGCAAGCAAAGAAGCACGTCACGTGGGAATCTGACCTGTGGGAGGATTACTACAACGCAGACGATGAGGGAAAGGCGTACATGATTCAGAAGTTCGGAGATCCGTTCTAAGGAGGGGAAACATGGCAGTACATTTTAGAGTCCCTGACCAGGTGTCCCCTAGCACAATGGTGGTCGATACGTTTCTGGGCGTGGATTACAGCAACGCCCCCGGCAACGTAGATAAGCGGCAGTCTCCGAACGGGCAGAACATGATCCGGGACGTGCCCGGAAAAGTGCGCAAATCCATGGGCTATGAGCTTGTGAGAACGTTTGACGGCAAAATCAACGGGTATCACAAGCTAAAAAAAGATAAAGATGGCATTATCCATGCAGGAACGAAGCTGTACCGTGAAAACGGGACGGTTATTTACGAGCAAGCGAACAACGCCCCGTCCAAAAGCTGGCAACTCAATGATAGTTTGACCATCATTGATGGCGCGCATATCCTGATTTACGACGGCAACAGTGTAAAGAACGCGGCAGAAATTGCAAAGGTTCCGCTGTTTTCTATCGCGAAGTCCCCGAAAGGCGGCGGCACAGATTATGAGGCGCTAAACCTGATTTCTCCGAAATTCAGGGAGCGCTTTGCCGGAACGAAAGACGACACAGTTTACCATCTGAGCTTTTCCGGGCTGGATGATGGCCCCGTAACGGTGAAAATCCTGAATTCAGACGGCGCATGGGTGGACAAAAACGACGGTTTTACGGTTGACAGAACCAAAGGAACGGTGACATTTAACACCGCCCCTGGCGTTTCTCCACTATCCGGCGAGGATAATGTTGAAATCTCCGCGAGCCGGACGGTTTCAGGGTATGCAGACCGCGTTTTGAAATGCGATATTGGCATTTTATTTGGCGTAAATGGCGCGTCTGACCGGCTGTTCTTGTCCGGGAACCCGGATTATCCTAACCAAGACTGGTATTCTGGGCAGTACGACACGACATATTGGCCAGATACAGGATATTCGCAGTTGGGCACGGCTGGCAGCGCAATCATTGGGTACAGCATTATCAATAACTACCTTGCCACGCACAAGGACGATGCCGAACCTGACCGGAATGTGATTGTCCGGCGCGGCGATCTGGTAAATTCCACGCCCGCATTCCCCATTATCAATACGTTACAAGGCCCCGGTGCCGTGGCGAAGCGCTCTTTTGCGTATCTGTCCACGGAGCCGGTGTTTTTGACAAAGCTGGGCGTGTTTGCAATTACCCCGTCGGATATTAGCGGCGAACGCTATGCACAGAACCGGAGCTACTACATCAACGAGAAGCTCAAAAAGGAAAAGAATCTTGAAGATGCGGTGGCAGTAGTCCACAAAGACCTGTATTGGTTGGTTGTGAACGATCATGCATACATCCTTGACGGACTGCAAAACATCGGACGGGCGGCCTCTGAACCGTATTCCACGCGGCAGTACGCTTGTTTCTACCGCACAAATGTGCCTGCAAGCGCTATGTGGGTGATTGATGAACGCTTGTATTTTGGGACAACGGATGGAAAGGTGTGCCGATTCTTCGATGATCCTGCCAGCCTTGAAAGCTATAACGACATGGGCGAACCAATCGAGGCGTGGTGGGAAACGCCGGACATTGCAGGGCGCCTTTTTTATAAAAACAAAACATTCAGGTATCTTGCCGTCAGTGTTGCTGCCGCAGTAGCCACAAGTGTGGATATGCGGGTGTTGCGCAAGGGCGAGTGGAAAACCCTGAAACGGAATGCATTCAATTCACGCTATCTTTCTTTTGCACAGCTTGTTTTCTCGAAATTCAGTTTCTCCAGCGACACCACGGCACGCACCTTGCATACCAAAGCGAAGTTGAAGCGGGTGGACAAGACCCGTTATCGCTTTGAAAACAAGACGCTGAATGAGCCGTTCGGGCTTACAGCATGGGCAATTGAGTTTATTGAGAGCGGAAAGTACAAGGGGTGATAGCATGAAGTGTCCTAGATGTGGCATTGAAATGAAGGTCAACGTCAGCGGTGAACTGCTGACGTTCATTTGCCGCAATCGGCAGTGCAGCGGCTACGGCCAAGCACAGGCAGAAAGAGACCTTAGTACGAAAGGAAAGGAGGAGCGTCATGAAGATTGAGAATGGCAACAAGAGTACCGCCAGCGTGAAGGCTACCAACAGCTCTAGCAGCAAGAAGCCTACCGTGACCAAGGGCGGCGATCTGCGCAGCAAGTGACAATAAGTGAGGAATTATGGAAGAGAATACCAGCGGCGTTATGACTGAGGAAGTCGAGCAGGAGGCAGCCGCACCTGCACAAGAAGAGACTACCGGAGAACCTGCAACCAATGAAGGCGTAGGTGATGCTGCCGAAGCCGGGCAGCAGCAGGAGATCCCTAACGAAGTATGGGAAACCAGCCGGAAACGTGCTGATGCAAAGGCCAAGCAGAAGTACGACCGTATGGTGACTGAGCGGTTCGGGCATTTGACAAACCCGGCCACCGGAGATCCCATCCGAAGCATGGACGATTACTTCGCAGCACTGGACGCGCAGGCGGACATTCAACGCCGCCAGTCCTTGCAGCAGAAGGGAATCGACCCCAAAATTCTCGATGATGCAATCAACAACAGCCCCGTCATCAAGCAGGCGAAAGAAGCAATTCAGGCCCAGCGTGAAGCAGACGGCCAGCGGCAATTCAACGAGCAGATGCGGCAGATCACCGCACTGGACGGCGAATTCCGGACACTGGGCGATCTTCGTAACGCCCCCGAATTTGACACTTTCAACCAGCTTGTGATGAGCAATGTTGATATGGTGAGCGCTTTCAAAGCGGCCTTCTTTGATCGGCTGGCCGCCAAGAAGAGCGCAGCGGCCACGCAGGCAGCCATTAACACCGCCAAGAGTAAAGACCACATGGCCCCAATTGGCGGCGGAAATGACGCAAGCGACGGCCTGACCGATGAAATCATCGCGGAGTATCGCAAGTTTAATCCTAAATGGACGCGCGACCAAATCGCGGCGTACCACAAGAAATATGGAAAGGATAAGTAACCATGTTTATCGTTGTAATGCGAGACATTGCGGACGTGGAACCTTTTGAGCACCAGCCCGGTGCTGCCAATCTGGCGCGCGGTTCTGCCGCTGTGCTGACCTCTGGCAGCCTGGCCAAGTGCGGCGCGACCGCTAAGCCCTCTCATATCGTTATGGGGCCTGCCGACGGCAACGGCCTGTATCCCTGCATCCGCGTTCAGCCCACCACCGTGTTTGAGACCACCAGCACTGCTGCCGTGGCTTCCGCCGGTACCAAGGTGACCCTGAACACCGATGCTCTGAGCGTGACTGCCACCGCCACTGACGGTGTGTTTACCGTCGATTCCACCGAGAACAAGGCCAACGGCATTGTCCGTGGCCGTTTCCTGTAAGGAGGACATATGGCTAATATCATTTTCAGCGAGGGCTCCGGCGTTGCCAACAGCGTGTTCGGCAAGAGCCAAGAACCCATCAAGGCTATGATCGAGAGCGGCGTTGAGGCGTTCGAGGAGAAGAGCCTGATTTCCAACATCTTCAACATGGAAAGTTCCACCAACTTCGCCGAGAAGTACACCAACGAGACCAGCGTTGGTGACTTCGAGGACGTGGGCGAGAATGGCGCTTACCCCAAGACTGGTATGCAGGAAGGTTTCTCCAAGGTCATTGAGCCTACCACCTGGAAGTCCAGCTTTGAGGTGACTCAGGAAATGATTGAGGATGCCAAAATCGGCAAGATCAAGAGCCGCGCCGGTATCTTCTCCACCAGCTACAACCGCACCCGTGAGAAGTTCGCCGCTTCCCTGCTGGCCGGTGGCACTGGCACTTCCGTCAAGATTCAGAACAAGACCTACAGCACCGCTTCTGCTGACGGCGTGGCCCTGTTCTCGACCGCTCACCCCAGTGCCACAAAGGGCACCAAGCTGACCCAGAGCAACTTCTTCAAGGCTGATTTCAGCACCAGCATTCTGGATCAGGTTCAGGAGGCCATGCAGAGCTTCACCGATGACGACGGCAATCTGCTGAACGTCGCTCCCGACACCATCATCATTCCCAACGTGGCTTCCCTGAAGCGTGCCGTTCTGGCTGCCGTGTCCAGCGACCTGGACCCTGAGAGCAACAAGAATGCAATGAACTTCCAGGCCGGCCTGTGGAACGTGCTGATCTGGCCCTATCTGCCCAAGTCCATCGGCGGCAAGCCCTTCTTCCTGATGATGGACAGCCAGTTCAAGGACGACTATCTGTGTATGCCCTGGGTTGACCGTGTTGCCCTGACCGTCAAGAGCGAGATTGACCCCAACACCGACGCCAACGTGTTCCGTGGCCGCGCCCGTTTCGGCGCTGGCTTCAACAACTGGCGTTGCATCGCCCTGTGCGGCGGCGGCGTGACCGGCGGCACTACTCTGACTGCCTAATTAAACCTACCTGATTTACCGATGTCCCTGCCTGACGGTGGGGACATTTTTTTGGAGGAGCCATGTTCGAGAAGCTGAAACACGCTGCTGACGATGCCACAAAGCGGGGGAAATGGCAAAGTCGGCTGGATGACGCAAGAAAGCAGTACGACCGAAGCATTATGGATACCCGCGAAGCGCTGTATCGTGGCGACAAAAACATTCGTGGCGCAAACGGTACAGACGCAGAAAAAAAGGCAACCAACGTCCGCAACATCGTGTACGAGCTGATCGAAAGCCAGGTGGATTCCTCTATCCCCGCCCCCCGCGTCACGGCTATCCACGAAGAGGACAAAGAGCTTGCAAAAAAGATTGAGGCTCTGCTGCTGAACCTGAGCAAGCAGCTCAACCTGAAAGAGCTGAACGACCTGCAAGAGCGAACCGTCCCCATTCAGGGCGGCGACTTTTTCCACGTTGAGTGGGATCCCCACGGCGGATACCACTGCATGTTGGGCGACGTAACGCTGACAGAGCGCCACCCGAAGCAGGTTATTCCGCAGCCCGGCGTGTACGACATCGACAAGATGGAGTACATTTTCATTCTTGTAAGCCAGCCGAAACGCTACCTTGAACGGCGGTACGGCGTTGAAATCAAGGATGAAACAGAGGATGATGTGGCGGCCAGAGGGCAGAATCCGAGCTCTGTAAGTGGCATTGTTACTCAAAATATCGCGTATTATCGTAACGATGAAGGCGGTATTGGCCTGTACAGCTGGTGCGGAGACGTAACTCTGGAAGATTTGGACAACTGCCAGAAACGGCGCGGTAAAGTGTGCGCGAAATGCGGCCGCCCGAAGTCCGGCGATGTGTGCGAGTGCGGCAGCAAAAAGTTTGTGGATGGGCCTCTGGATGTGCAAGAGCTGACCGAGGACATCACCATTTTTGGCGGTGAAACTGTTGCGGCAAGCACCCCGGGCAAAGACGAACTTGTGATGAACCCGGACGGAACCCCGCAGGTGGACGAGGAAGGCGTGGCTATTACCATGCCCGGCCCGAACGTGCCCACGCAAATCCCGTACTACGAGCCGAAAGAAATTCCCGTTATTCTCCGCAGCAATGTGCGGATGTTCGGCCGTTTCCTTGGCGTGAGCGACGTTGATGTGATTGAAGATCAGCAAAACGCGATCAAGAAGTTTGGCACGAAGATTGAAGAGAAGCTGCTCAAAGGCGGCAGCTATGTTACGCTTCCGCAAGGCGTTCAGGTTGAAACCAGCGACAAAGAGCTGAAAATCATGCGGCTGAAAAACCCGGCGGAAAAGGCGTTGATCTCTGTTATCAATGTTCAGCCCGACACAAGCCGCGAACAGCAAATGCTGGAAAGCAATTACAGCTGGGCAAAGAGTACGCTGGGAATCAACGATTCTTTTCAGGGCAAGTACGATGCATCTGCAACCAGCGGCAGCGCAAAGCAGTTTGCTGCACAGCAGGCGGCTGGCCGTTTGCAGTCCAAACGCGAGATGAAGAATCAGGCGTATGGGCGGCTGTACAAGCTGCTCTTCAAGTACATGTTGGCCTATGCTGACCAACCGTACCCGATGACGTACACGGCAATCGGCGGGGAGCAGACGTTTGCCCATTTCAACCGGTGGGATTTCCTGAAACGGGATGCCGCCGGTGAACTGTACTGGGATGACGAGTTTATTTTTGGCGTTGACCCGTCCCCGAACATGGACGCTAACCGTGAACGGCTGTGGGATATGGCCGACGTGAAGTATCAAGCCGGTGCATTTGGCCCAATTAATGAACTGACTACCAGCTACCGATTCTGGACTTATCTGGAAGATAATGGATTCCCCGGGGCCGGAAAGGTGAAAACCGAAATCAAACAGCAGATGGACGAACAGCAGCAAATGCAACAGGCTGCCATGCAACCGGCTGCACAGCAAGCAATACAGCCGGATATGCTCATGGCTGACAGTGACCACTTGGAGGGGGCAGACGTATGACGTGGGGAGAATGCAAAACCGCAACCTTGCAAAAGATGTTTACATCGGAAGATGAGGGCGCAGAGGACTACCTCGCGGCAATGCCGCAAGCCGCGAATGAAGCAATCCAGATGATTGCCACAACGGAAGCCGGAAAGCACATCCGTTCGAACGATACGCTGACGAAAGATCCGGCACAATCCAGAACGTTTGACCTTGAAGATGAACTCATTGACTTCCTCAATGTGGGAGACTTTGAAACATACTGTATGGACGGAGACGAACCACGGCCTGTGTCCTTGAAACTTCTGGGCGGGCATTTGCTGGTGGTTCCAAAAGGCATTGAATCTGTGCTGGTGTATTACAACGCAAAGCCTGCCAGAATCACAGAGAACACGCCGGACGCGCAAGAAATCGACCTGCCGGAAGATGCCGCGGCACTTGTGCCAATGTACATGGCAAGCCAGCTGTACAAGGACGATGATCTGGCGATTGCGACAACGTACCGCAACGAGTTTGAAACGGCGTTTGAGCGCCTGCAAAACCGGCAGGCAGAAAACATCGACACGGAATTTACAAGCGAAAGTGGGTGGTGGTAAGTGGCCTTCACAAAAATCACAGATGAAGATTTGCAAAACAAAGGCGTTATGGGACTGCCCGATACGCCCGGCCTTTCCACAAGCGAGATGCAGGCGAAGTTTGAGCAGATAGCACGGGAAGTTCTTGTGCCGAAGTTCAATCAGCTAGTGGACGAACTTTTAGGCCCTTCGGCGGCAAGTCAAATCGGCGCCAAAGGCAAAAACCGCACAGTGCAAGGCCACATTGACAACCTGGAGAATCCGCACAATGTAACTGCGGAACAGGTTGGTGCGTATACAAAAGACCAGACAGAAAAAGCAATCAGCGACCGCATTTCCCAGATTGGTAGTGCGGATATGACGCAGGCCGTGTACGACCCGACCGGCAGACGGCGAGACATTTTTGCCTATGCCGATTCTCTTGGTGTAAGCACTTACACGCACACCAAGATGGACAACGTGCACCACTTTAGCGGATCCGGCACAAGCGGCCGCGTGAAGATGACGGCTGACGTGGAAGCCGGAGACACGGTGATGCTGGGCGGAAAGGAAGTGCCCGCCTATGTGGGCACAGAAACCTTTGCCGATGCGCTGGCCGGTGAACCCGTCACGGGCCGGTGGCTCACCTTTACGCAGGACGGTACGCAGATAAATTTTAATGGCGGCGGGGGCTTATCCCTCACAAAACTCGCCCTCGCCGATGCTGACACCGGAGACGTGATTTCGGGCAAAAAGTTTTATTCCGGCGATAAAACGATTAAAACCGGTTCCATTCTGCCGCGTAACACCGTCGGACAAAATGGGACGGTGGGAATCAGCCAGTATTTTCCCAGCGTGGCCGTGTCAAAAGCGAACAGCACAAACACACAGACAAACAACAACCTTGATGGCGTGTCGCGGCTGTGCCTACAACCCCCTGCTGGATTTTACGATGGGAACAGCTATGTGGGCGAGACTTTTGCCAAAGTAGCCAGCGCAATCGGCCTGACGGCAGAAAAACTTTGCGCTGGGAACACGGTGATTGGCGTAAAAGGAGCCGGCGTGACGAAAGCGGTTTGGAATGGATCTATTCCAAACGACACCTCGACGCATAGTCTGGCTACCACTCCCGCCGCCGGTACTCTGCTTTTCTTCTTCGCGGGCAACGCCGATCACGATATGCAAATCAAATCAATTGTCATTGGTAGTAAGGTGGTGGCAACGCCAGGGAGAAACAACATGTACTTTGCCACGTTCTCTGTGAGTGCAAACCAAAACATTTACATGCAATGGGACATCAACTTCGGCGGTGGTACACCAAGCGGAAAGGGCGTAATTTGCTACGTGTGATTAAAAGCAATAGGAGGTGTGACAAACATGAGCACCGTAATCTCTAGCGGCACAACCGTAACGAATAGAATTACGTTGCCTGTGACGCAGAGCGAACTGGCAAGTTTGTATGTGACGTATGAGCAACGTAACAAGACCGTGGTGGAAAAAAGTTTGGAAGAGTGCCAAATGGTAGGCACGGATTTGCTGGTGCCACTTGGGCAAGAGGACACCCTTGCTTTTAACCCGAAGGCAGGCAAAATCAGGATCCAAGTCCGGTTGCGGAAGAAGGACGGAACAGCGCTCAAAAGCGACATCGTTGAGGCTGAGACCGATGAAGTGCTCAAGGACGGTGTGATCTAATGCCGGGATGGAGCAGCACAGAGGCAACGTTCGCTGCCACCTTTGATGTTGTCGAGGACGTGCGGTTTTCGGTTGACCTTAGTAGTACGGATGCGACGTTCGCTTTCTCTTTCAGCGGAGAAACCGCGTTGCCAGAAAATTACCTCGGCCCGTATGAAGTAACGCCGAAAGGCAGCGAACAAGAACTCGAAACGGAAAACAAATATCTTTCAAACAACATCGTTGTGCGAGAGATCAAACGCTGGGACGTGGGCAACACGTCGGGCGGGAACACAGTGTACATCGGGGAGGATGCATAACATGCCAGCAGCTACTTACAACAGCAAAGTGATTTTTAACGGCGACGTCTTGATGGACCTCACCGGCGATACCGTCACTGCCGATAAACTGCTTACCGGGGTCACCGCCCACGGGAAAGACGGTGCGCCCATCACTGGCACCTGTGACTTCGATGCCTCAACGGGCGATGCCACCGCTACGGCGGCAGAAATTTTGTCTGGGAAAACCGCATATGTGAAAGGCACAAAAGTTTCCGGCGAAATGCCTAATCGCGGGGCGGTGACCGGGACAATCAGCACCAAGGCCGGGGCCTATACCGTGCCCCAGGGATACCACGACGGCAGCGGCAAAGTGACCATCGACAGCACCGAACAGGCAAAGCTCATCCCCACCAACATCCGCAAGGGCGTGACCGTGCTAGGGGTCAGCGGTACGATGTCCGGGAGTGAGGGCATGAAGCCTCAAAGCAAGAGAGTAACGCCCAAAGCCACTGAGCAAACGGTGCTGCCGGATACCGGCTATAACTGTCTGTCGCAGGTGGTTGTGGCCGCCATCCCCTATGCGGTGAGCGACAACACATCTGGCGGCAAAACCGTGACCATCGGGTGATGGCTATGGGCAACAGCAAAATCGTTTTTAACGCCAAGGTGCTGATTGACCTGACCAAGGACACCGTGGCGGCGGCGAAGCTGCTGGAAGGGGCCACCGCCCACGGCAAGGACGGCGAGCGGGTGACCGGTACAATTTTGGACCGGAACACGGTGGGCAAAAATGGGGCGGTGGGTGCGTCCTCTGCTTATCCGTCGGTTGCCGTCACACCGGTGGAGCGAGACACGCAAGCCTATCAAAACACCGACGGGGTTAAGCGCGTGTACCTTAAACCGCCGAAGGGCTACTACAACGGCGAAACATACGTGGGTGACAGCTATGCTACTGTGGCAAGAGTGATCGGCCTGAACGAAGGGAGCCTTTGTGCAGGTAGTAGCGTGCTTGATGTCACCGGCAGGGGCCACGCCGTGGCTATGTTTGCGACGATTGGCGACAATCGTTGGAGTGGCGGCTCTTACAACCGAATGAAGCTTGCATGGACGCTGGGCGGCACCTCCGGCTTCGGCGGCTGGGGCTGTTGGCTCCCGGCAGGCACTTACCGGGTGTGCGGGGCCATCGCTGGGGTGAAAGGATGCTATATCGCGGACGCTGGCAATCTGGCCACGCGAATTTATAACGCGGAACGGACATATTCTGGCAGCGGTTGGGGCGGACAAGGAACGTTTACCCTCAACGGCAGCCAATGGGTGTCCGTTACCAGTGGAAGCACGAGCTACTCTGAGGACGGCGGCGTTTGCATTTATCGGGTTTGAGAGGAGGAGAACCATGACTTACGAGCAAAAGCAAGAGGCTATCAAAGCCCTTGTGTACGGCGGCACACAAGAGGCAGCCGCCGATGCGGCTGGTGTCCCTGTCGCCGCGCTGGCTGAAATCACGCAGGACGAAATCGACGAGGTGCGGGCCGACCTGCGGGAAATGGGGTGGCTGGATTGAGCATCACTATGGAGGGCGTTGACGTCTCGAAGTATCAGGGCACCATCGACTGGCACGAGGTGAAAGCATCCGGTATGGGCTTTGCCATGGTGCGGCAGGGGTGGATTAACTCGGACGGCAGCATTACTGAGGATCCTTTTTACCGCCAAAACATGGCCGAGGCACACGCTGCGGGCCTGCACACCGGCGTGTATCTGTACAGCTATTGCACATCCGAAAGCGCCATGAAGGTAGCTGCAAGCGCTTGTGTGGCCATGCTGGAAGGATTTGTGTGCGATATGCCCATCGCTCTGGACTTTGAGCACGCCACGCTGTACAAGCGCTTTTCGCGGGCCGCAAATGCCAGCCTCTGCGCGGCCTTTTTGAGCCGCATTGAGGAGCTGGGGCGCTATTGCATCCTGTACACCTACAAGTCTTTCGCGGCGGCGTATCTGGACATGAGCGCCCTGAGCCGCTATGATTTTTGGCTTGCCCACTACACCGCCCGCACGGACTACACCGGCCCCTATGGGATGTGGCAGTACACCAGCAGCGGCACTGTGCCGGGCATTTCGGGGCGTGTAGACTGCAACCACGCTTACAAGGACTATCCGGCACTTATCGCCGGAGAAAAGAAGGAGGATACACCCATGAGCGATATGCTGAAAGTAGGCCCGGTTTCGGGCGGCGACCGCAAGACTATGGCAGCCCTGGCGGACAGCCTGGGCCTGCCCCACGAGGATGCGGGCGACTATCTCATTATCGGCCCCGCCAGCGCAGGCGACCGGAAGGCCATTGCCGCAAAGGCTGCTGCTCTGGCGGTGGGCTGCGTGGAGTATACCGCGCCCGAACCGGAACCTGAACCCAAGCCGGAACCCACGCCTGCCCCCACTCCGGCCCCGGACAGCGGCAAAGACGACACCGCCGCCTGCACCGAGCAGCTGGGCCGTATCGAGGCAAAGCTGGACAAGCTGCTGGGGCTGGTGAACCCCGCACTGCTGGAGGGCTGATATGCAAGAATGGACGGTGGTTGGCGTTGTTGTTGTGCTTGTAGGGCTGATCGGCTCTGTGAGCGGCCCGCTCATCAAGCTCAACGGCAACATTACAAAACTGACAGTTGCAGTGGACAACTTCCAGCGAGCGTTGGACAAGCTGGAAGGTGAAAACCGCGAAAGTCACAAAATTTTTTACAAACGGCTGGACTGCCACGACAAGGAGCTGGCCCAGCATGAGCAGCGTCTTAAAGCGCTGGAGGAGGAATAATTATGGATATTTCGTTCATTTCCGAGTACATGGTGCCTGTCATCGTGGGCATCTGCCTGTGCGTGGGCTATGTGACCAAAAAGTGGTTGAAGGATGTTGATAACAAGTACATTCCCACTATGTGCGCTGTTCTGGGCGTGATTCTGGCCGTGTGGACGCACTGGCCTGCTGTGGACGCTGGTGTGATTTTGTCGGGCCTTGCATCTGGTCTTGCGTCCACCGGTCTGCACCAGGTGTTTAAGCAGCTGCTGGGCGGGGAGTGATTGAGTATGGCACATCAAGTGCCTTGGAACAAGATCATTCTCGAAGAGTTTATCCGGCTTGCTATCCTTACGAAGGACGAGGAAGCGGTAATGCGGACGCGGGTTGCCGGGTGGACACGGGTTGAACAGTCTATGAAGTTGGGTATGTCTCTGGCGAAAGTGGACAAAATCACTGCAAGACTAAAGAAAAAGTACGATGGTGTGCAGAGATACAGCGTAATTTTGCCGCCCCGCAAAACCAGCACGAAAGAAACGTACATGGACACGCACTAACTTTCAGGCGAAAAGCGTATAACAATACGACTGTAAAAATACGGTTTTACGTCCTTTGTTTGGAGTAGGATTATATCAGGGGAGGAAAACGCCTTCCCTGTAAACGAACCAAACGAAAGGAGAAAACCGTATGGAAATGACCTATGCATCCAGAGGTGTGGCAAATGCTGGCCTGGCCACTGGCATTGTCGGCGCCGCCCTTGGCACGCTGAACGCTGTGGGCGGCCTTGGTGCCATGGCATTGAACGGTGGGCGTGTTGCCGAGTGCAGCGATAACCAGCCTATCAACCGGTACGAGCTCGATCTCGTGCAGAAGAACGCAAAGCTGGAATCCGACATTGCGCTGCGTGACGCGAACACCTACAATGACCAGAAGACGCTGGAAATGTACAAGTACATTGACGGGCGGCTGCGTGGCATTGAGGAAGTGCAGGCGGCGCAGGCCGTCCACAACCAGAAAACCGAGGACAGCTTCGTGCTGGCCCGGCAGGACATTGCCGCTGTGCGTGACAGCCTGACCGAGAAAATCAAGCTGGAAGCCGAGCGCCGTTGCTGCGGTGACAACTCCATCGTGAATTACGCGAACGCCACCTTCTACCCGAAGATGGTTGCGGACGTGACCACTGGAACCGGCACCACCGCACAGACCCTGTACAACCCGCTGCCTAAATGCGGCGAGTGCTGCAACGGTAACTGAGCCGATGGGGGCGGGGCTAGGCTTCGCCCCCATTCTCTTTGAAGGAGGATGGTTATGGTTAGCATGGACATGGTACAGCGGGGCATTAACCGCTATATGGAGCAAGAGATCATCAGCCGACTGCCGGAAGGAAGTCTGGGCCGGTTTGCCGCAAATGCCGCTAAATATGTGTTTGTCGCACGAAGTGGAAACGCCATGAATTCGCTTGCAGAAAACCCCATTGCAAAGGCGTTTGGACTGACAGCTGACGGGCAACTGGACATTGACCTAGCGGCAGAGGCGGCGCGGGAGAGCATCCCCGACAACGGTTTGAAGGTTGACGTGCCGGTGCTGGGCAGGATGACCTTCCACCGTGGAGATGTGGACACACTGCTGCGCATGATTATGGAGGGCTGAGGTATGACCCGAGAAGAAATCTTCTCCGCTATATCCGCCCGCCAAATCGAAGGCATTATGTTGCACGACCAAATGGCGCAGTGCTTCACGTTCCTGCACCTGGACGGTTACAAGCGGCTGCAAGAGTTTCGCTTCATGGACGAGGCCGCCGAACATCGGAACATGGTGCGATATTACATTGAGCGGTATAACCGCCTCATACCTGGCGCACACGCGAGCGATCCGGCGATTCTTCCGGGAAGCTGGATGGGGCGAACCCGGCTTGAAGTTGACACAGGCATAAAGCGCATGGCTGTAAAGGACTTGTTTAAGCGCTGGGTGAATTGGGAATCCAGCACGGTGAGCAGCTTGCAGGCACACGCACAAGCGCTTTACAGCACCGGAGACATTGTGTGCGCTGACTACATCGGACGCATGGCACAGGACGTGGCGGACGAACTGAAAACCGCAACGGGCATGATGATTGACTTGGAAGCAGTTGATTATGATATGACCGCGATTCTCGACAGACAACCCGCGTTGCACCGAAAGTACAAACACAAATTGCAGGAAATCGGAGAAGCGTTTTCCTGACGATAAGCTCTGAGGAGAAATCCTTGGAGCTTTTTTATCAAGAAAGGATGGGAATATGGCAAGAAAGCTTATAAGCCTGTACCGTGACTATGATAAGCAGGCTGCCGAACAAGGCGGCGCTCGAAAAATGTACAATAACAGCGGATGGAGCGTGGGCAACAACGCGGCGAATGCTGCCTCTGTGCGAAAGCAGTACTCCGGAAGCAGCGGCGGTTCTTCGTCTGGCAGGTCCTCTTATTCTGCACCTGCCGTTCAGGCCGCACCCGCTTCTAGTGGCCCCAGCTATGCAGACGCATATGCAGATGCACTGGCCTCTATCATGGCAGAGCAACGGCGGCAGCGGGAAGCAGCGTATCAAAAGGCGGCGGCAGCGCAGAAAGAAAACCTCAACTTTGCCACAAACCAGCTGACCGACACCACAAATGACGCGCTGAAACAGGCTTACATCAACAAAATGCAGACCCTCCGCAACCTGCCCCAGCAGATGAGCGCGCAGGGCTTGAACGGTGGTGCATCGGAAACCACGCTGGCGAGCATGAATAACAACTACGGCAACGCCCGGAACCAGCTGGAAACCGAGCGGTTGAAGCAGCTTGCCAGCTTGCAGAACACCTACCAAAACAACCTTGCACAGCTGGAAGCTCAGCGGGCCAGCGGAGACGCTGCGCAGCTCTCCAACCTTGCCCCCACGCTGGCAAACCTTGTGGCCACTAACACCCCTGCAAGCGTGAACATCACGCAGGGAAGCGGCGGCAACGCTGGAAACGTAAGCGCATGGCTGCGTAAGCTGATGGGTTACGACGACGAGGACTATTACAACTGATTTCATTCTCCGCCCGGCCTGAAACACGGCCGGGATTTTTTGAAATAAGGAGGACTCCATGCCCTATTCTGACCAGGAAGCGTTTCTGAACGCCTACCTTAAAAACTATGCACAAGCCCAGCAGAACGCCATAAACAGCGGCAAAACGGGCATGAGCAGCGCCCGGTACACAGGCCAGCAAGCCATGAACGCGGCGCCCACAACTCTGCCCGACTATGGAGACATCGCCAGCAGCTTTACATCGGCCTACACAAAGCAGCTGGCAGCCGTTGAAGCACAGCGCGAGAAGGAAGCGAAGGCAGCCCAGGCAGCAGCAGAAAAAGAAGCAAGGGCAGCCGCAAGTGCGGCGAAAAAAGCATCCTCTTCCACCACAAAGAGCAAGAAGCTGAAGAAGGAAGAGCTTAAAGCACTGGATTCAGAGCTGGAAGAAATGGCCAAAACGCGGGTGGCCCTGCAAGAAAGAAAAGAAACCCAAGATACGAACACCCGCGAGCGCATCAAGGAGAACGTCGGAGACACTGCCGGCATTTCCAGCCTTACAGCCGCAAGCAGAACCTTCGCGCCTAAAAGGAAAGGCAGCGCCACAAAGAAAAGCCTTCCGCAACGGTTAGCCGCTGGCGTGAAAGGTTTTGCAAAAGGCGCTTCCGCCTATAAGCAGATGCAGAAGGCGCGTGGCGGCGTGTCTGCCGAAGATAGCGTGGATCTAGGCGGCGTCCAAACCCCGCAAGCAACGGCAGCAAAACAAAAATCCAGAACCAAAGCCCGGGCCTCTGTGGCAAAGCAGAACTTCACGACACAGGAGCTGGATGCACGTCTGACCGCAACAAACCAGCGGATGCGGGAGCTGCAAAAGCAGGGAAAGACCAAAACTCGGGAATACCGGCAACTGCAAAACCAGCATGACACCTATGCAACCGCGTTGGGCGTGGACTCTTTTGCTGGCCGTGCAGGCGCAACCGGACTTGGTGCAGTCTCCGGCTTTGCTGCTGGCTTGGCGAACATGGGCGATGCCACGGCCCGCGCAATCCGTGGCCAGTCTGCAAGTATGGACATCCCGGAGTATGAGGCAGCATCCGATGATCTGCAAGCCGCCAACGAGCAGCGGGACGCTCTGATTCAGATGGGCCGGGCCTACACCGACACGCCAAACGGCCCCGTTGCCACCCCGGAATTCCAGCAGGTGCTTGACCGCATTGCAAGCGCAAAGGGTGTGCGGGCTGAAAATCAAGTAACCCCCGAGCGCAATCAAGTTGTGAGCAATATGCTGGACTTTGCCCAGAACCAGAACCAGAAAGCACAGGCGGGCCTTGGCAACACCGGCCGGTTTTTGGTGGGTACAATCGGAAGTGTCGCGCAGAACCTTCCTGCCTTTGCAGCAGCGGCGGCCGTGCCAGAAGCCGCCCCCGTTTTGATTCCCGCCCTCATGGGCGTAAGCGCGGCAGGCAACCGGGAGAACGAGCTGGAACAGCGTGGCGTGCCCCTGAATCAGGCTGTGCTGCGCAGTGGCCTGAGCGGCGCAGTGTCCGCCATTACCAACAAGCTGCCCCTTGAGCAGGGCGCAGAACTCATGGCCGGAAACGGCCCCGGCCTTGTCCGCGCTATGGCCCGGCAAGCACTGAGCGAAGGCGGGCAGGAAGCCTCTGAGTATGCAGCAGACTACGGCCTCGACGTTTTGGCCGGAGACCCGGATGCAAACTTCAGCCTTGCCGAACTTGGGCAGCAGGCGCTTGGCGGCGCACTGGGTGGCGCAATCAGCGCGGCCGGAAGCTCTCTCATCGGCAGCGGCGTGAATCGCTTGCGTGAAGCGCAAGAGAATGCCCCTGTGGACACGGATGTGCAGCAGGCAGAACCGGTATCGCCCGCCCCTGAAAACTCCGTATCCCCCGAACCTGAATCTGTATCGCCCAACCCTGAAACCGCCGCACAGCAGCCGCTGGAGGCCACGCAGGAAGGCATTCCGGAGCTTGGCGTGGTAACACCCGATGCAGCCCCGAGAACTGCCATTGACGTGATTGTGGACGCATACCGCAACGGCACGTTGACCAACAAGCAGATTGACCAGCTGAAGCCCGGCGGCGAACTGCGGCAAGCGTTTGAAGAGGCCACGGGTGTGACACTCCCGGACACCAGCAGTGAAACCCGGAAGGTGCTGAAAGCTAGCGCACAGAATGAAATTCCGTATTTGAAGCCCGTTGACAGCACGGGAAACACAGGATATGATGGAACCAATGAGACCTACACAGGAGGTGCGAGCTATGACGGAACTGGAAGCCAACGCGGCAGTGTTGCGGAACCGGACGGAGAAGGACGAGAAGGAATTCCAGAATTACTACGCAACACTGGAAACGGCAGCGGAACGCAAGTTGGCGAAAGCCTTATGGGAAAACGGGACGGTGCTGAAGGAAGTCAAGTATTACGTGGATTTCTAAATGTAGATCCTGAAACACAAGAGGCTGTTGAACGGAGCGGAGCCACACCCCTTGAGCTGAGAGACACGACCAGTGACCCTCAGCTCTTTTCGGCGGCTTTGGAAGAAGCCCGGCAGAAGAACCCGCACGGTCTGATGGTGAGTCCCAAAACAGTCGAAGAGTTGAGTCAGCCCGGAACCCGCACCTTTATGAGCGCAGACAATATGGCCGGTGCGCTGGTGACGGCGGACGGAGACATTGAAGCGGTGTTCAAGAACCCGCAAAGTAAGGCGAAGCAGGCTGCAACCTCTCTTTTGATTACCGCCGTGGAAAATGGCGGACGCAAACTTGACTGCTACGGAACCGGGCTGGTACGTACATATAACGACCGAGGCTTCGAGGCAGTCGCCCGTATCCCGTTCAATGCGGGAGAGGTGGAAGACGGGTGGACATACGGCAATCAAGATGTCTATGTGATGAAATTGCGCGATGGGGTAACAGCGCAAGACATCGCGGGGCAACTCGGGAAAAGTGAAATGGACGGCGGCTTTCACATACAAACCGATGCAGAGCTTGCCAACCTTCCCGTATTCGACGACTACGACGAGGCACTGGCTTACCGCGATAGTTTGATCTCCAACTCCGCTGAAAGTGGTAGCATTCCAGAACTCATGCCCACCGCAAACCAGAGTGTGCAAGAGCCTATCCCCACATTGGCCGATCATCCCAACACGGTAGGCGCGGCACAACGGCAATTCGACCGACCCGAAGTTGCCAGCCAGAGCCACATGACGCGCGACACCGACAATGATTACCTGCAACCTCTTGTGCAGAGAGATCAAGGCGGCGAGCAAAAGTTTACCCACGAGCGTGTGAGCAACGCCGACCGCATGAAAATTGCGGCCAACAGCATGGAGACCGAAAGCCGTGACGAGATCGTGTCCCGCTTGACCGGTAAAGAGCAGTGGGACGCAGATGACACCGCATTGGCCGGAAGCGTGTTGCGCGAGTGGGATTCGGCTTTGGGCGATATGGACAAGAGCGGAGAGGCGTACAAGCAGGCCCTTGCCCAGAAGATGAAGTTTACCCAGCGGATTAGTGAGTCCAACACCATGAACGCACAAGCACTGCAAATGACGCAGGAGTTTACCACTCCGGAGACCGCCGTGATGCAGTCGCAGAAGAGCATCAAGACCGCCGTTGACCGTGTAGCAAATGGCAAAAACAAGCGAAAGTTCGACCAATACAAGGGCGATGTGGAGACGGCCGTTGCAAACGCAGAGGATACGGCCACGCAAAAAGCCAATGACGCGGTGCAGAAAGCCATTGAAGCTGTGCAGCAGCAGGCCACAGACACGGATGCACAGCCCAGCAATGCGACAAAACGCGGCAAGCGGACAGAAAAAACGCAGGATGAGGCGAACCAGCCCTCTGCCGAAGATGTACTGAGCCGCAAGCTGGCGGCTGCCGTAAAGCGGCACGTAACGGATGGGAAAGAATCCAGTGTTGAGGACGTTGTACAAAGCGAAATGCTTTCCCAGCTGACCAAGATGGCGACAAGCGACACCGAAAAAGGTGCACGGCCCCAAAAGCCGAAGCTGACGGTTGAGGAAAAGCTGCAAACCGCGTTGGACAATCAAGAGACATACTCGCATGTATGGAAAGCGGCAAAGGAAGCGCTTACCGAAAGGTATAAAGACAACGCTGACATGAGCAGCCGCCTGCAAGCGTTCTTTGACGACGCTGGGGAATCCGGTTTGTACGGGAAAGACACAATAAAGCAACTTGTGTCCAAGTACACCAAAGATCAAGGGCTTGACTTCAAGTCCCTAGTCAAAAAAGGTCGTGGGGACAAACAGTCCACTCTTCGAGAAATTCAGGAGCGCATTCAGGACACCTTCGACATGGACGACACGCAAGCACAACGCATTGCCGAAATGGCCATGAACGAGTATTCCAAAGCATTGTCGGAAGCGGCGGACGCAAACCTGAAAGCCATCCGGGGCGGGAAAGGCAAAACGAGCAAGTCCACGCACGACCAATTTTTGGAGCTGTTGCGCATGGGCGTTTACGATGAAGGCGACGTGCAGGCGTATGCTGCATCCAAATTCGGCGTACAGCCCTTGACTGCGGAGCAGTGCCAGCAAATCCTTGACCTTGCAGAGCGGGCGGAACAGCTCCCCGTGAACAGCCGCGACCGGGTGCTGATGGAAAGCGAAGTGGCAACCATTGCAGCGCAAAATCTGAGTGGCTCTTTCCGCGACGCATGGGACGCATGGCGCTACACATCCATGCTGCTCAGCGCCCGTACCAACGAGAAAAACATCGGTGGCAACGTGTCGATGGGTCTGAATGCCCGTGCAAAGGACGTTGTGCTTGCATCCATGGAGTGGATGATCAACAAGGTTGCCCCCGGTTCGGTCGAGCGCACAACGGCGATTGTAACCCCGTTTACCGAAAACGGCCGCGCGTTGCTTGCAGCCTCTGCCAACGACGCCGACCTGAACAGTTATCGCCAGCTTTCGAGCACAAGCGAGCGCATGAATCTGGCGCGGGATATGAAACAGCACCGCGAAACCTTCCGGAGCCTTGCGTCCCCTGATAGTAACAACATTGTAACCAAGTTCCTGGCTGGTTTGGACAGTCTGGCTGCAAGGGCAAGTGCACCTCTGGAAGTTTCCGACTATGAAGGCGCTTTTGGCGCGTTGGAAGGTCTGCGCGGAATTAACAAAACCATGGATGCCGCGATTGACTGGATTCAGGATTCTGCTGCAAGTGCCACAAACAAGGGCGTTCTCGGCGTTGCTGGCCTGAAAAACAACTATGCATGGTCGTTGGCGCAATACCTCAAAGCAAACGGCGCAGACGCAAGCATTTTTGATGCGACGGACGCGCAAAGCCTGGCTCTGCTTGACAAGGCCAGAGCACACGCCATCCAACAGGCGTTGATTAACACCTACCATGCGGAGTCCAAAACGGCCTCTGCCGTGGCCAAATTCAAGGCCGACTTGCGAGGTTCCGACAACTTTGCATCCCGTGTGCTGGGCGACATCGTGGAAGGCCAGCTGCCCTTTGTGAAAACGCCCATCAATGTGGCAAAGCAGAGCTTGCAGTATAGCCCGCTGGGCTTCGTGTCTACTGCCGCCGAGGGCGTAAAGGTTGCGCGTGGAACTGGCGATGTAAACCTTATGCTCGACCATGCGGCGGCTTCTGTCACCGGCAGCGTGTTGTTTGCTCTGGGCGGAATTTTGGCCGAGAAGGGCTTGCTCACCGCTGGAATTGGGGACGACGAAAAGGACAAGGCAAATCTGGAAGGCCGCCAAGAATACAGCCTCCAGCTGGTGGACGACGACGGGAAGCTGCACAGCTACACCATCGACTGGGCCAACGCTGCCGCTATTCCGATGTTTGCCGGAGCAGAGTATGCAAAGCTGGCTGCAAGTGATGGGGCCTCTCTGAATAGCGTTGCGTCCGCGTCGCAGCAAGTGCTTGAGCCTTTGCTGGAAATGTCCTTCTTGCAGGGGCTGAATGACAACCTTGAATCTTTGCGTTACTCCGAAGATCCGTACATTTACGGCATGGCGAAACAAGCCCTGAGCAGCTATGCAACACAGGGTATCCCCACGCTTGTCGGACAAGTCGCCCGAAGCGTTGACCCCGTGCGGCGCAGTACATACAGCGGCACGACCGGCATTGAGTCCGATATAGGCTACACGGCAAACAAAATCCGCAACAAAATCCCGTTTCTGTCCGAGACTGGGCAGCCGTACATTGATGCATTCGGCGACACCCAGCCGAATACCGGCGGAAGTTTTGCCGGGCGGCTGGCATACAATATGCTCTCCCCCGGTTACTACAGCGAGACGACGGACGACCCCGTGAAGCAGGGTGTGCTGGATTTGGCCAACAGCTCTGGCGACAACAGCGTAATTCCGGAAGTCGCTGAAAAGAAAGTGTCGTGGACATCCGACAAGGAACGCCACAGCTATCAGCTCTCGCCGCAGGAGTACACCGACTTTGCAACACAGTCTGGCCAGTTGCGCAAGGACATGGCCGAAGCCGTGCTGGATTCTCGCTACAACGAAGAGCAGCAAGTGCAGCTTATCCCTGAGCTGTACAGCACCGCAGGCAAGATTGCGGCACTGGACATTGTGCCTGACTACTCCGTTGGCCCCGAAGAGCAAAAGCGCATTGACATCTACAACCAGTATGGCATTGATGGGCTGATGAACTGGATTGCCTACCGGAAGTACGCGAACACGGACGGCAAGACGGGCATTAACCAGAGCGAGGCCCGTGCATGGCTGAATGACAGCAACATGAGCGAGGCCATGAAAGATGCATTCTGGGATGCAAGCTCGACCACCTGGAAATCCAAACGGTAAAGGAGCAGAAAATGGATATTGGTAACAACATCCCCTTTGAGCGCGTCCGCCGTATCACCGGCTATCTGGTGGGCACCATGGACAAGTGGAACGACGCCAAGAAGGCAGAAGAACGAGACCGTGTAAAGCACTTATAATGCAACAATAGAGTAACAGTTCGACGTAATTGCGTTAAAAAATCGCCAAAAACCCTGACTTTTAATCAGGGTGTCCGGGGTTCGAGTCCCCGATGGCTCACCAAAAAAGCACCGTGTAACGTTTGTTTACATGGTGCTTTTGTTGTTTCTATGAACACAGTTGTATTCCAATTTCACGCAATTTGGCTCATAATGTAACGGATAGTGTAACAAATTTAAGGGGTTTCGACGATATGTTTGACTTCATCCGCCAGCTTCGCAAATTCTTCCATCGCGGCAGAAATGTGAGAATCTTGTGAAATGTAATAATCGTCCGTAACGGAGCTTCCGATCTGGTGGCCGATGGCAAGTTGCAGAGCCTCTTTATCCACCTTCGCTTTGGTCGCAATGCTTGCGTATGTGTGGCGGCAAGAGTAAGGCACATAACGATGCGGGTTTTGTACACCAATTTCTTCCAGCCCGGAGTAAAATTCCCGCACCCGGAAGTTTCGGGTGTTCCACGCGCTTCCGGTCGGGCTGCGGAAGATTTTTTGACCGGGCTTTGTAGCATCGCAGAAGCGCATAAAAACGTCCCACGTGATGGGGTCGAGAACGATGTACCGGTTCTTCCCGGCGGCGGTTTTGGAACCTTCCAGCCAAATGCCGTGGCGCTCAAAGTCAATGCAATCGTTGCGAGCAATCTTCGCAAGGTCCGCCATGCGGCAGCCGCTCAAACAAAGAAACCAAATGATTCCCGGAACCCGCTCATGTCGGTGCTTGTAAAGCAAACGCAAATCTTCGTCATCAAACGGCACCCGCTGGCCCTTCACATCGGCGGTTAGTTTCAGACCCTCGGAGTAGTCCGTCTGGTGGATTCCGTGCTGCACACACCACATACAGAGCTTGTGCATAAGAGAGCGCAACTTGTGCTGGTGGGACTTTGATTTGCCTTCATCCTCGGCCCGGAACAAGACAGCCTCAAGCGTTTCTTTCCGCACGTTGATTGCCTTTATCTTGTGCAGCTCCTTCATGTAACGCCATGCGTACTCCACGTCTTTCAAGTATTTCTCTGTGTTCTGCCGGAACGCGCGGTCTGAGATTACCGCGTCATACACCTGTTGCATGGTGTAGTTGCGGTAATCCAGATCAGGCTCTTGCTCTGATGCCGCGAGAATAGCCCTCTCCGCGTCTTGTTTGGTTTTGTAGCAACCGATATAGGCTCCCCTGTAAACGGCCTTGTATGGCGAACTGCGCCCTTGCAGACGCGCAATAGAGCCGTTCCCCTTTGCCCTTCTTGCCTTTGGCCGGGTGGCTGCCGTCTGCCGTTTGCCACACCACGGGCAAAACAGCGCCCCTTCTGGGATGTCTCTTGCACATCTCACACACGTCATGGCTTGCACCTCATTTCATGGTGTACTCATTCTTTTTCATCTGGGCTGCTTGCCTGCCTGCATCGTGGGCGCTGTGCAGGTTTTGCAGGTTCGGCTTTGCCTTCTCCGGCTCCACCAAGTCGCCGGTGATGGACTCCAGCTCGTAATTGTCAATTATCAGCCTGCACACGGCTGTCCGGCTTGCCATGCTGCAATGGGCGTTTGCTACGTACTCGTCCAGCATGGACGGCCATTCACTGCCGTGTGCACCGAAGATTAGGAATGCCAGCTTGTCAACCTCCCCCGGCGGGCAATCAGCCAGGTATTTAAACAGCCCGTTCCGCCTCTGCTCCACATCGGCGTGGCTGCCGTCAAAGTCGGTGTACAACTCCGGGTGGGCCAGGCGGAGAACGTCTGGAAACCAGTTCAAACTTAACGCTCTGTACCAGTTTATAAAATCTTCCAGTGTGGGCGGCTTCTCCCCGTGCTCCCATCTCTGCACCGTGCGCGGGCTGACGTGCAGCAGCGCGGCAAGCGTCTCTTGCGCAATGCCCGACCTTTCCCTTGCCTGTGCCATGAGTGCTGCAATTCTCTTTGCATCGTACAACATATGTCATCCTCCTTTGTGCAAAAATACCAAAAGAGCGTTTCTCAGCTGTCGAATGCCGGGAAACGCTCTTTTTTTACGCAATTTTAGACGTGGTAAAAGCCGCGAGTTTATGCTATTGTGTGGACAACAAGTACATGGGGCTCATTCTACTGGCTCAAATGTAAACGTCACGGCAATCCCGGCTGTGTTCCCGGCGTACCGCCCGCGATCTTCCGTGACCGTAACATCACTATACACAGTAAAAGGATTCCACAAATCATCTTCTTCAATAATGATATAGGATTTATCCTCTCCTATATCTGGGTATGTGTCCTGTTCAACGCACTGGGCGTACAAATTCACGCGGTCCCCCACGTCACAGGTGATCTCCACACCGCTGTTGGTGATTGTCTCCCCGTTGACCGTGGCATAAAACTTCCAGTCATGGCCAACGGAGTTGTTCCATTCCTCCTCAAAGTCGGCAGTGACTTTGTATGTGCAGGGGCCGGAACGATCTTCCGCGGACGTTACAGGCGTGGACGTGTTCTTGTCCAAACTCGGTGCTATCACGAGGGCGTAAACCGCCGCTACTGCAACGGCACCGAACGACCATTTTTGTACGCGCGTCATGCCTTTGGCGGATGGGTTCTCGCGCTTCTCATCTGCACGATTTCCAAAGCCCACGATAAGCCCGGCAATAATAACAACCCAAGCAAAAGCAACCATTGTAATCACCCATTATATAAGGAAGTGAGGTAATCATGAACGAACCGCGAAAAGAAATTGAAGAACTCATGCGAAAGCTGACGAGAGAACAACTCAAAGAGTTTATTGCTTACCTGCAAGTCCTCGAAGCATCAGCAGGGCAGCATTGAGTTTATCTGCATCCAAGCGATCAAGAATTTCTCTAGCTTCTTCCAGCTCGGGCAGCGGTGGCTGCTCGGGCTTTTTTTGTTGCTGCAACGCGATAGCAAGAGCGGCAGCCATGGTTTTGACATCCTCGGGCAGTTCTGCGGAACCCGCACTGCTGGGAAATTCTGCGGGTTCCCCTTTTAAATAGGAAGCAGAGATAGGCCTGCCCAATTTTTGCGTAAAATAGGCAGACAGGATTTCAATGTTCAAATCCGTGCACCCACCACCCTTCTTCCATCTAGATACACTGGCCTTCGACAGCCCGGCATCTACGGCACATTGAGACGGGGATACCCCAAGCTCCCTACACAGCTTCACATAAGTATTGTAAAAATCCATATTTTTACACCTCGTTTTCTGTGCAAGTATACAAAGTAACTAAAGTTTCGCATAAACGCTTTACTTTGCCAGAAACGAATGCTATACTGTGATTGTTGGTTACGAAAGTTTACATGGTAAACTAAACCCGTGAGATTGGCTGTTCCAACATATGTAACAGCTATATGCGAACTATCTTTAATTCAACTATATCACGTCTAGTAAACTTTTGCAACTGCAATATTGAGCCTTATTGAATAAAAGACGTGCGACGGTGCGTTTCGTAAACTCTGTTAAATACAAAGCAAATAAGGCTCGCAAAAGTGAGGTGATAGGATGCCTGAAAAATGGACGGGGCAGCTGATTGGGCGAATGCACAACTACAAAGTAACCTACGATGACCTGAGCAAAAAAATGGGTTTGTCAAAAGGATACATCAGCCAGGTACTCAATTGCTACCGAAGGCCGCCGAACGCGCAACAGCGTTTTGAGAGTGCTGTGAACGAGATCATCGTGGAAAGACTGGAACGAGGTGAGAATCAATGATTGAAAACTTTAAACCTGTATTGATTTACGGGGTATCCTGCTACGAGCAGGACGGCACTGCCTATCTTCGTCTCGAGGACGTTGCCCACGGGCTAGGGTTCACCCAGACCAAGAACGGCATTGAGTACGTTCGTTGGGAGACCATCGACAAGTACCTTCGGGATTTAGGCTTTTCCCAACAAGTTGGGAAAGACAGCTACATCCCCGAAAACATCTTTTATCGCCTCGCCATGAAGGCAAAGAACGAGACGGCTGAAAAATTCCAGGCGCTGGTGGCCGACGAGATCATTCCGAGCATCCGCAAGACGGGTAGCTACACCGTCCCGAAGCTGAGCAAGGAAATGCAAGCGATTTTCCTTCTTGACCAGCGCACAGTGCAGCAGGATGCCCGGCTCACTGCGCTCGAGAACACCATGACCGTTGATTACGGCCAGCAGCAAACGCTGAAAAAGGCCGTGGGCCGGGTGGTTGTGGAAGCCCTGGGTGGCAAGACGGCCCCGGCCTACAACGACCCCCATGTGCGCGGCAAGCTGTTCAGCGAGTGCAACCGTGATGTGCAGGACTGGTTCCGGGTCAACAGCGTGTGCAACGTACCCCGCAAGGATTTCACCCAGGCTGTGGAGTACATCCAGCGCTGGAAGCCCAGCACCAACTCCGTGATGCTCATTCAGCAGACCAACGCACAGAGCTTATATGAGTAAGGAGGCACCGCAATGACGCGACCAACTTTGACCATCACCGAGTGCTGCGAAGTGCTTCGCGCCAACAACATTTCGGTGGACAACAAGGGTCTGGCGGCCGCCATTGAAGCGGGCCGTCTCCCGTGGGCGGTAGCCATGAACGCCCCCGGGGCAAAGCTCCAGCCGAAAATCTTCAAGCACAAGCTGGCCCGGTGGCTTGAAGAAATGACCGGGCATCCCCCCGTTGCCATTGAGCCTGAATGGCTCTGAAATGCGGCGGCAATGCACCGAGAACCTATGCAAAGGCTCGGCAATGCCTAGCTTCGCGGCGGCATTGAGTGGATGTGCAAGGCACAGCCACGGAATTGCATAGATGAGCAATGGCAGCGCAAGGATTGGATTCGCTACGGCAAAGCAGTGTTGTGACATGCGACGGATTAGCTACGCTGGGCAGAGCGAAGGAAACGAGAGGCGCTGATTAGCAAAGGCAAAGCGCAGAGGTGAATTGCGGCGGAATGGCATCGCCAGGCATAGCAACGCATTAAACGGAATCGAGATTGCAAAGATTGCATGGAAACGCACTGCAACGGCAAGGCGAGGAAAAGGATTGCAATGCGATGGATATGCGAAGCAAATGTAAAAAACTTAAATCGGAGGAGAACAATGAAAATCAGAATCACGGCAATTGAAGAGGTGCTGGGCAGCAGCCCCAGCAATGAGGATTTGCTGGGCACGTACATTGCCAGCAAGGCCCCCAATGAAGAGCTGTCTGCTCAGGAGGTGGAGAACATCAAGGCTCAGCAGGCCGAGGATCGCGTGACGGTGTTCCCGAAGCTGGCAGACGGAACCCCCTTCATCTGGGACTACCAGATTAAAGGAATGTTCAAGGACAGCTGCAAGATGCTGTCGAAAGCAGGAAAAGCTGGATACCCCGGCGGAAAGGCTTGTGCCGCCATCAAAGCTTACAAACAAGCCATTGACGGGTTGCTCTTTGTAACCCCCCGTGAAATCCCCTTCAACCTGAACGGGATGAAGATGGACTACTGCGAACGGTCTTTGCGGGCCGACACTCCCATGGGGCCACGCACCAGTATTGCGAAGTCCGAAAGCGTCCCGGCGGGCAGCACGTTGGAGTTTGAGATTGAGTTGCTCGACCCGAAGCTGGAGGACATGGTGCGGGAATGCCTAGACTACGGCAAGCTGCGCGGACTGGGCCAATGGCGCAACGCTGGTAAAGGGCGCTACGAGTGGGAGGAAGTGAAGTGATCGACGCGATTCTGAGCATCTGCCCATGGCTGGGTCTGGGCGCTCTGATTTGGTACGTGGCCGCTTGCGTGGCGGCCGATGAAAAGCCACATATCGTCCCGGCGGCTGTGCTCATGCTGGGCACCTGGCTGCTGGCGATGTGGACGGAGTGAGGCAAAGACATGGATAAAGCGAAATTACAAGTAGAAGCCTTCAAGGCGCTTGTCGTTCACAGGGCGTTTGTGGCCTACGAGTGCAATGACGGCGATGCGTACATCACGTTTGACGGCTATTCAACGTTTTTAGTGCCTGCCGAAGATGTGTGCATTGACATCGCGAAAATGCGGCATATGCCTTCGTTGAAGAACCTGTTCGTGTTAGGTGACGGATACACGGAAGCCAAGCTTACAAAACGTTGCACCATGTTTGATGCCAACGGCGGGATCCTCCGCGAGTATCGCGCCGTTGACGATGCAGCGAAACATGTGTGGGTACGCGAAAGCATGATGAAGAGGTACAACTCTGAGAAGTACACGGCATACATCCGCGACGAACTGGGCGCAGTGAAGTTTGTAAACCAAGCGACCGGCAAGGTTGACCACATTATATTACCGGTGCGCGTGTGTAATGGAGGCAATGATGACTGAGGTTTACATCACAATCAAAAAGGCCGCCCCGGCTGCAACCCGGGACGACCTGAAAGGTGCCAAACCTGAGCAGCGTGGCACTATGGACATTGTAACCCACGCGCTTGCCCACGTCAACTGGGGCGGCATTTTCGGCGGCCTGATGGGCGCTCTGGCGGCTGCGGCCGTCTGGGTGCCGGTGGCCTACGCACAGCGCGGCTATTGGGCCGTGGGCGGAGAAATCTTTTTGATCGGCCTGGCCGCTGGGCTGGGCGCATGGATTGGAGGCGGAGAAGTGTGAGGTGCGACATGGATTGTGCGCACTGCAAGCGGCCCGCAAAGAAATGCCATGGCGGGAACTTCCACACGCCATATGCAGACCGCGCCAGCCTACCCACGAAGAAGCCCCCACAGGGGCCTACCCCGGAATATCTTCCCGCTGCGAACCGCTGCGGGAAACGAGTGACCAACAAGTAAAGGAGAAGAACAATGGAAAACAACAACGTTTTTAAGCCTCTGGTGGACATCGACTGCACTGGCGTTATCTGGTGCGGCTACAGCAGCATGTATATCGACGGCCTTTACCTGAACGAGGTACTGGGCAAGAAACTCCCGAACTGCAAGAACTTTGCTGGCCGTGTGCGGCTGATTATCGAGGATTACACCCAGACCAGTGGCCTGCCCGAGAAGGCAGAAGAAAAGGAAGCCGAAAAGGAGGAAACCGAAAATGAATCTGTATGAGATTGACAAGGCCATCCTGGCTTGCATCGACCCCGAAACCGGAGAGCTGATTGACGAGGAGGCGCTGGCCGCTCTCCAGATGGAGCGCACCGAGAAAATCAAAAACGTGGCGCTCTGGCTGAAGAACCTGAACGCCTCTGTGACGGCCTTGAAGGCTGAGCGGGATGCCTTTGACGAGCGGATGAAGGCGGCGCAGAAGAAGGCGGACGGCCTGAAAAAGTACCTTGCGGATGCTTTGCAGGGGCAGAAATTCAGCACCGACGAGTGCGCAGTGAGCTTCCGCCACTCTGCGGCTGTGACCGTCTTTGACGAGGCCGCACTCCCGACGGAATACGTGGCCGAGAAGATCAGCAAAACCCCCGACAAGGCCGCAATCAAGGCCGCCATTAAATCTGGCATTGAGGTGCCCGGGGCCGCTCTGGTGGACAATCTGAGCGTACAAATCAAGTGAGGTGGGAACATGGAAAATCTTGAAATTTACAACAAGCTGCGGGAATGCCCCACGGAAGCAATTAAACCCATCAATGCGGGCCGGTTGAAGGGCATGAGCGACATCAACCCTATGTGGCGCATTAAGGCCCTGACGGAAGTTTTTGGCCCGTGTGGCATCGGCTGGTGGTACACCATCGACAAGCAATGGTTGGAGCATGGCAACGGCTCTGAGGTGGCGGCATTCTGCAACATTACCCTGTTTTATAAGGCGGCCGGGGAAGAAAGCCATGGAATCCCCGGAACGGGCGGCAGCGGCTTCGTGAAAGTCGAAAAAAACGGACCATACACATCTGACGAGTGCTTTAAAATGGCGCTCACTGATGCAATCAGCGTGGCCGCAAAAGCACTTGGAGCTGCCGCCAACATCTACTGGCAGCAGGACCGCACGAAGTACGAGCAGCCACCTGCACCGGCCCCCGAGAAGCCTATCTTGTGTGAGGTGTGCGGGAAGCCCGTGCAGGGCGCAAAGAAGCAGGACGGCTCGATCATGACCCCGGCACAGGTGGCGGGCTGGACGAAGCACAAGCGTGGCAAGGTGATGTGCATTACCTGCGAGAAGGCCGCACGAGCGCAGGATGACCAGCAGCCCGCGAGGATCGAGGGATGAAGCTCTGCATCAAGGCAAGCCAGTTCCCAGACCACATCGGGAACCTGCTGCATGTGTGCCAGGGTTTTGAGCCTGAGCAGCTAATCGACATCCAGATTGACAAGCACCGGCAGCGGCGAAGCCTTGACGCAAATGCCTACTGCTGGGTGCTGCTGGACAAGCTGGCGGCCGCCCTGCACAAGCCGAAAACGGAGATTTACCGTGAGCTTGTGCGGGAGGTGGGCGGCAACTGCGAGACAGTGTGCTGCGTGGAGAAGGCCGTGGACAAGCTGGTACAGCTGTGGGGCAAGAATGGCCTTGGCTGGGCAGCCGACGTGGTGGACAGCAAACTCGAAGGATGCAAGAACGTGGTGCTTTATCAAGGCTCAAGCACCTATGACACCCGCCAGATGTCGCGCCTGATTGATCTGGTGGTGCAGGAGTGCCGGGCGCAGGGAATCGAGACTGCAACCCCGGCGGAATTGGAAAAGTTGAAGGAGGCGTGGCATTGACAAACGAGTACGGCGTAAGGCTCGACCGGAACGGGTACGCCCCTAGCATTGTGCAGGAATACATGGACGAATGTTTCATTTGCAGAGCGAATGGATACCGCGACAAGCTAGATCGACACGAGATTTTTTACGGCCCGTATAGAGACAAATCAAAACGGCTGGGGCTGTGGGTGAGCCTTTGTCACCACGCCCACCACATTGACGGGATTTCAGCCGTGCACAACAACGCGACTGCCGATCACGCGCTTAAATGGTTCGCGCAGCAGTGCGCGATGGAGCAGTATGGATGGAGCGAGGACGAATTCCGCTCCGAATTTGGCAAAAGTTACCGGGAGGATTAAAAACATGAATCAAATCATCATTATGGGCCGCCTGACCGCCGACGTGGAGATGCGCCAAACGCAGGCCGGAG